GGGGCGGGGGGGGTGGCTGGGGAGGAAAGGGGGAGCTGCCCGGCGCGGCGGCGCGGCGGTACTTCCGCTGCCGTACGGCGCGCCGGAGTAAGACCGCCTGCCCGGGCCAGCCCTACTGGCCGCTGTGCGACGCCGAGGCGCTTGTCGAAAAGCAGTTGTCCCGCTATGTCGCTGCGCCGGGGCAGTTGACGCAGGACCAGGCCGCGGCCCTGCTGCAAAGCATTACCGTTTACCCGCCGCAGGACGGCACACGCCGTATAGAGCTGCGGTGGAGCTTCTAAATAGAAGTGCGCCGTGTGCCGGGTGCGCTATCCCAGGTAGGGTAGACCTCACTCGACGCGACGTTGGCAATATAGGACTGGAAGCTGACCGTTACGTTGCGGACGTTGGCCGACGGCTTGCCCAGGTGTACTGTGATCTTCTTCGGCACAACGATGCGGTTCAGCACGCTGCCGGGCAGCAGCTCCTTCGGCGCAGGGCCGCTGCCGCCGTTCCCGGCAAAAAGGGTGTGCGGCGGGATCGTGACGATGTCGGTCTCGACCTCCCCCGTGCGGCTGACGGCGGAAGCGGGGGCCGCCCCTGCGGGCAGCAGGTTCAGCCGTGCCACGGTCTGCTGGGCGTCAAAGACCTGCACGCCATTCAGCACAAGGGGCTGCCAGCCGTCCAATGCAGCTTCAATGCGGTAGATTGCGTAGGGCTGCACTGCCGTGTTGGCGGCATCCAGACTGTAGGCGGCATCGGGGGCGGGCAGGTCGGCGGCTTCGGCAAAGCCGTCCGCATCGGTGACGAGCCGGGCGCGGACGCTGCCGCCCGCATCCGTTACGGTCAGGGTCACGCCGGGCAGCGGCGCGGCCTGCCCGGCAGCAGAGGTATAGATCAGTATACTGCCTTTGGACATATAAAAACACCTCCTGCCCCACGCTATGCAAACGCGCACAACTGTGTTACAATGGGGGCAGGAGGAGCAATTATGGTATATCTTTCCGGGTTCCGGTTCCCAGACCGGGCACAAGAAGCGAACTACATGGCGTTCAGCCCGCGCGCGAGGCAGACCTGCTATGACTCGTACTATCCGTTTGGATTGTTCGAGGGCCGCACGCTGCCCGAGCTGGATTTTCTTGAGATCACGATCCTGTACGGCGGCAATGGCAGCGGCAAGACGACCTTATTAAATGTAATGGCCGATGCCCTGCGGCTTTACCGCCGCGCAGAGTATAATCGCACGCCTTTTTTTGACGATTATGCGCGCCTGTGTGAGCCGCGGACTATGCGCCCCATACCCACGGGCAGCATGATTTTGACAAGTGACGATGTGTTTGATTATATGCTCGATCTGCGGGCGCTGAACGATGGCGTGGATATGCGGCGTGAGCAGATGTTTGCGGATTACAACGATCTTCGGCGGGAAAAGTTTCAGATGCACGGCATGAAGGACTATGACCGGCTCAAGCAGGTAAGCGCCGCGCGGCGATACAGCCAATCCCAGATGGCACGCCGCACATTGCCTGTCAATGTGCGCACCCGCTCCAATGGAGAGAGCGCATTGGCGGTGTTCAGCGAGCGCATCCGCGAGAACGCACTGTATTTGCTGGACGAGCCGGAAAACAGTCTTTCACCCGAGCGGCAGCTGGAGCTTGCACGGTTTTTGCATGATTCGGCGCGGTTTTATAACTGCCAATTTATCATGGCGACACACTCGCCGTTTTTACTGGCGATGCCGGGGGCGCGGATTTACGATTTGGACAGCGAGCCTATCGCAACAAAGCGTTGGACGGAACTGGAAAACGTGCGGGCAACGTGGGAATTTTTCCAGAGCCACAAAGATGAATTTAAATAAAAAACCGCCCCCCCCTCTTTCAAAATAAAAGATTTATTAGCATTTAATTTTGAATGTAATAATAAAACTACTATTTTTACCCAAAAAGAAAGACTATGAATAACTTATTAATAATTGGGAATGGATTTGATTTAGATTTAGGGTTGCCAACTAAATACTCTAATTTCATTGAAAGTAAATACTTTAAAAAACAGAACATTAGGAGAGGAAGTAAACTATTTAAATATATCAGTGAAACATATCATGATAAAAAATGGATTGATATTGAGAATGAATTAAAAAGATTTGCCATAGATGATAAAGGGAAAAATGTTCTATTTAATAAAACAGAAAAAGATTTTGAACTCTTAAGAGTTTCATTATGTGATTATTTATCTAGTTTAAGCTATGAAAGTATAAACAAAGAGTCGGCGGCATGTATGCTTATTGAATCAGTTATAAATAATTACCTTTTCAAAAAAGTATACACATATAATTATACAGATTTAGAAAAGATCATCGATATATTAGATGTAAAGAAAACCTTTAATAATCAAATTGAAATAGAGTATGTTCATGGAAAAGTAAATGATAAATCAATAATATTAGGTTTTGAAGATTCGGCAGAAGTGAAGGATGATTATTTATTTATGATAAAATCATTTAGCCGTCATTTTCGCTCGCATAATATACAATACGACATGATACTTGCCGATGAAGTAATCTTCTTTGGACATTCATTGGGAAGTACCGATTATCACTATTTTGAACATTTTTTTAGAAACCAATCGAATGAACAAATAAAAAAAGAAGATTCTAAAATAATTACGATATTTACCTATGACAATAAATCTAGATTAGAAATATTAACTCAACTTAGAAGCATGAATGAGAAAAAGACAAATCTACTATTTAGTTTAAATCAATTAAATATCTTTTGCACAAAAGATGGAGAAGGAGATAAAGAAAGGATAGAAGAATATTGCAAAAATCTTAAAACAAAAGGGATCGCCGCTCAAAAAGAAATCATAAGCAAGACAGCAGTAGATCAAAGAAAAAAGGGCTAACAAAATATTAGCCCTAATAAAGTGCTATCATTTCAAAAACTTATCAACAAAACGTTCCGTCATTCGTTTATTATTCGCCTGCACCGCCTCTTTCGAATGACTAAAAGCACGTCGATGCGTATCAGAGTGACACGAATGGCAGAGGCTTTGCAGATTGTTATAATCAAACATTAGTTGTCTCATTCCGAGTTCATGCGGCACGGACTCAACCGGGACAGTGTGATGTACTTCCGTTGCAAGCGTACTGCGATTGTTCGCCTCGCACATCTCACAAACCGGATTGCTTTGTAGCTTCTTAGCTCGAAGTAACTTCCACTTGTTGGAGTTAATCATCTTAATGTAATGCGGGTTTCTACTCATTGTTCGTCATAATTAAAAAGAATCTTATCACATTGATAACAATCGTGCAACTCCTTTCGTGTTGCCTCGATGTCGTCCGTTTCTATCTCAACTAAATGCGTCTTGGACACATCGCCCGATTTGCATTGAATACGCCTGATTATATACATAACGTTTCGATCCGGTCTAATCCGTTAATAAGTAATCTAATCCGTGCACAATTCCCGTCGCATCGAGTCGACTGCGTTTCCTGTTTGTGTATCCGGCTTGCACAACCTTTGCAGTTCTTAGACGGACACATTTGTTTATACACTTCGATAGCTTGCCGCCTCGTTTCGTCTCTCTGTATCCGAGCCGCTTCAATAGCGACTTTTCGGATTAAGCCACGCGAGCGGATGCACTCGTTTGTGGCTTGTTCGATGTACTGTTTTACTTTACTCATTTTACCGTGTTATTTTTAGGTTTGTAATTCCATCCGTTTAACTCGTAGACTTTCCGTTTCGCCTCTTCTTGCGTTGCCGCATCATCTATCTTTGTGTCTCCGTCTGGATCGCGACGATAGATATTGAAATGATTGAAACGAGGGGAATAGTAGTACTTTGATTTATTTTTCGTTTGGTTCATTTCGTTATTGTTTTACTCTATTCGACTTAAAATTTCTTTCTGTATAACCTCCTTCGCATTAAAGTGGAAGAGTCCCTTTTTCAACCGTCTAACGTCCTGCATTGGCATTTCATTGATGTAGAAGTAAAAGGCTTCATACGGATCACTGAAATTCTTAGCAAGTGCATTATTAGGTTTGTTGTTCATGTATCGTTCAATGGCGACAATCATTCTTCGGGCATAACCGGGAAACATCTTAAATTCTGCCTGCATCTGCTTACAACCTGCAAGGGGACAACCAACACAACCATGACGGGAAAGATTATAGGGTGCATCGTAATACTTGGAATATGGAAGTCCATTTTTACGAATATAGTTCCATACATCGGCTTCTGACCAGTTAAGGATCGGGAGAATATGCTTTGCACCTTTCATCCATCTGCGTGTATCACATTGTTCTGGCTCATATAACGCCCTCGATTGGCTTTCTTCTGCCCTCATGCCTTCGATTGTGCGCTGACCGATACCGTATCGCTCCTTCAGTTTTTCACAGCAAAAACGCCTCATTCTTCCGGGTAATCCTTTACTTTCAACCAATTGAAAGAATGACTTCTTAGGATGAATTATTTGAACTTGCGGATAGTTATTCTTTATAAAGTTGATTGTGCCTGGTGGATCAACCGTTGTATTTGCATAAGAAGCATTATACTTTATGCCAGAACGCTCTGCAAGGTTGAGAATAACAACGCTATCTTTACCAGCAGAAAAGCCTAAACACATCGGATTGTCACGTTCCATACTACGAAGGAAATCTATTGATTGCCGTATTTTCTTTTCTAAAGTCATATATTAAAATTATATTTTTATATTTGTAGGACTAAAATAAAATCCAATAAAATGTACGCAATTATCACACAAAACGACCGATCTGCATGGAAAGATAAAACAGGAGAATTGTATCATCATCCAAAACGCTATCTAAGACTATTAAAACCTGGTACTAAAATCATCTATTACAAAGGCCGTTTACAGGAGAAGAAATATAAAAAGTTTCGTCTTACTGCAGACCCGTATTATTTCGGTATAGGAGAAATAGGCAATCAATATATCGATCCTGAATCAACTAAAAAAGACTATTACTCCGAAATAATAAACTACCAAGCATTTGACATACCTATTCCTATAAAGGATGATAACGAACAATATTTAGAAGAAATCCCAGATTCACGTAAAGGCAATTATTGGAGAGATGCTGTACGTATCATAACCAAAGAGGTATATGATAAAATATTGTCATTATCCAATATTAATTACCACATAGATAACGTTGAAACAGAATTCACAACTACCATTACTGAAGGCAAAACGAAAAAGACTTATTCAACCAAATATGAAAGAAATCCAAAGTTACGCCAACAAGCCTTAGACATTCACGGTTATTCATGCTCTATATGTGGATTTAATTTCCTTGAAAGATATGGTGAAATTGGACGTGGTTTTATTCATGTACATCATGTTAATCCACTTTCCCAGACAGGTGAACAAATTGTTGATCCGAAAACTGATCTAGTTCCTGTATGTCCCAATTGTCACAGTATGATTCATAGGGATAAAAATCACATTCTAACGATTGAAGAATTGAAACTAATATTCAATATGAATTGAAAATTAGATTAGCTATATTTGAATCGTTATACAACCAATTTAATTTTTTATACTCATGGAACAACATTTATTTGGTTTTATTCTATATCAATGTGATCCCAGAAGTTTCACTACGATTATGACCGACTCTGTTTACTTTTTACTGACTGAAGATGAAGCCTTCAGAAAATACAAAGAATTAACATCTAAATTAGAGAAAGGGCAGTTTATAGTAATTAAACGGGTTTAAGTACATATAGTTCTTTAGATTCTAACTATACAGTAGATGTTCAATCACTGTATAGTTAATCTAAGACTATCATAATCTATTCTAATTTTTCCTCCTTCACTTCATTTCCTACAGGCTTCTTCACCGGAACGCGAATCGCCTTTTCCGTGAACTTACTCGATAGATACCTATTCGCCTGCTCCCAATCCGCAAAGTGTAAATTCGGATCAGTATAGAGCGAGATAATCGTAGAGTTTAATTTATCGAGTGCTCCGAAAGCGCTTGAATTTATCGTGCCGTCTAAGGGTGAAAACTTGGTAACTAAACCGTTGTAATTCTCTGATACAAATCGGTCTATATACTTCCGATTCCGTTCATTTGCCGCGACGGGGTCTGCCGATATGTCGTGCAAATAATTTGTGTTTGATAGCTTTTTAACCATATTAAAATCCTTCTAATCGTTTTTGTCCGTTCATTTCGTCTACCTTGTGTTGTGGTAGTTTTCGTTTTGGTTTTACATACTCGAAATGTCGTTCCGCCTGTGATAGATCGTAGAACATTTCTTTGATTTCGTCCGGTAGTACTTCTTCATCATCATCGCCGGGCATCGGATCGGCAACCCGGAGAAAGCAGCCTAAAATGTACTGCATAATCTCGTATGTGCTTTTGAAATGATAGTCAGCGCGAATCTTATCGAGCCTTTGCCATTGTTCCAGATCGACTCGAACCGGAATCTTTTTAAAATACACAAGTTTCTTTTTTCTGCTTCGCATGGTTTCGTTGTATTAATTATCTTCTACTAGCTCCGTTCAAGTCCAAGACGTTAAACATTTCATTTATTCGATCCGCGATATACGCGCCGTAAATACGCTGTATTTCCTTAATCGTTAAGTTCGTTGTAACATGAGTTATTGCCTCATGTCTCAACTCGTACCGACATTGGAAAATATACTGCATCACGTTTAGTTCAGTACCGAAATACTTTGCCGGGATTGGCTCGCGTCCTAGTTCATCAAAACAGATCATTCGCGGCGTACCGTTGTTGTAAGTATACAATTCTAGTGCATCCTTTCCGCGCATCGAAAAGCCGTTTGCAATACAGGAAGCCGAATCAATCCTAAAACCACCGATCGGATAGCCGCCCTTTGCTTTGCCGCGTGTGAAATAACTATATCGGTTTAGAATCTGCATGATAGTACTTTTTCCTGTACCGATGTCGCCTCGTAACAATAGCCCTTTATTTGAATCTAGCTTCTCGGATCGTCCTTCAGTATACAAAAACAGTTGGTTCATTATGTTTCTATTCGAATCGTCAATCTTAAAACCGGGGCAAACGTATTTGCAGCACGCTTTAAACCATTCCGGACGCTTCTCTACTTCTATCGGCTCGTCATAGTACGGTAGTCCGTATGATAGTATTGCCGCTATCGGTAGAGTCTGTTTGCTTCTTGTTTCCATATTCGCATTTATCGTTTTTTAGTTCAAATAACCCCGACCAATTATTAGCAATCGATTCATTTACGATTTGTTCCGCAATCACCGGATTATTCTTGCTCAATTTTACCAGTTTGTTATAACACGCTTTTAGTGACTTTTCCGATTTGTAATTTTGCCGCCTGTCTTTCTTGTATTCAAGCCAGAGCGAAAACGCTTCTAAAAACTCGTCAGATATAAAATCAAAATCTCCATGAGAGACTTTAGAGAGTATATTTCTGTTTGGTTTCTGTTTTAGTTTATTATAGTCTGTACTATCCCCTGTATCATTGACTCCCTTATCTACTGTATCATTGGCTGTCTTATTGGCTGTTTGATTGGCTGTAAAATTTACAGTAGTAGTTACAGTGGTTTTAAATTCCTTCACGAAAGAATAAGAGCTTATAATACGTTTGTTCTTACCAGATTTATAATAAATCAATCCTGCATTTATTAAAGACTCACGGGCTTTTATTAGTGTTTTCTCATTCACGTTAAGCGCAAAACAAAGTTCAATGTTCGAGCAACCGAAAACGTCCCTCCAATCTTCGCCGTTACAAATAGCCACTAATTCGTAAAAAAGGGCTTGTTCGGTGGCGGTAAATCTGAAACGTCGTCGCGCTTTTCGCATCTTTTCGGTTAGCGTATATCCGTCTATATTCATCACACTTATAAAGTCTATCGAGCGATATAATAACTACAAATCCTTATCCCGATCGCCCGTCCCACTTTCAGAACGGAACAATAGCAAATAAAATTATTCTCTCTTCCTCCATTGCGACACGTTCGACAATCGTGTTTTACTTGCTTTTGTGATGTTTTCTTTGCCATTCTTATACCTCCTTTATTTTAATTCCATGAATGTAAAGCATGAGTTTACGTTTGATTATATACTCCTTTGTCCGAACTCCTTTAGTATCTTCGACGATATACTCACCATCCCGATAATAAACGAAATCCGCGATGTAGTAAACGCCTCGTTCGATCAGCTTCTTTTTGTGTAGCGTCTTCCGTGCTCCTTGCACTTCGTAGAAATGATATTGAGGCGAAATAAGCTCGAATTTTACTTGTTCTTGAAGTCCGGTTATAATTCCCTTCTTTTCGAGTAGTTTCAGATCCTTAGCACGTCGATATTCCTTTTTAGAGTCGTATCCGTCTATCTTTACATTGTTATACTTTGCCATGTCTTTTTAATTGGTTTGTGAATAGTGGATAAGCCCGGATTCGAACCGGGAATGATACTTCAAGAGCCGCACCGCATTAACGGAATGTCTGGCGATCAACCTTACATAATTAGGCGTTTTCAATTCCGCCACTTATCCGATTTACCGGGGCTTTCACCCGGCACGCTGTTACTTGTCGTGTTTAAATTCGTTGTTATCCTGTTTAACTTCATACGGATAAACATCTACAATCGCCGTTTCTTTAAGCAAAATCGAAGAATAATCCGCCATCGTTCCTTTCATACCTTCGTCGAGTTTCTTCATTGCGTCGTGAATGTCTGCGGCTTGTATAAGTACATTTGTATACGTCCGTTTCTCCTTGCCGCTTTTCTCATCAAGCGTAGTGAAAGCGAGTCGCCCGGCAAACCATTT